TCAAAATCTGTTTGTTAATAATTCTAAAATCTCTTCCAAATCTTCTTCAGTCAAAGTTATATAAGGACGAGCCGGAATCTGAATAACAGGTTTCAGCTCTTTCTTTTTCGTAAGTGCAAGAACTTTCCAATTGACCAATCCTGTATTATAATACTTTGCCCAGAAGAACCTTCGCATTTTGGAAGTAATAGGTATGGTTGGCGTTAAAGTTCCACCAAATTGATGAATAGCCGCATAAGGAGAGTTTGCTGAAATAACTATCGAAGATTTACCTTGTGGTCTTACCTCAATTGTTGACATAAGACCTTTCGAGCGATTCAATGTAGGTTCTAATTCCCAACCAAGTCTTTGGTATTTCTCCTTTGTGGAAGAAGCAAGAGCTTTCCATTTCTGAGAACCACCGGATAATATTGTAATATTATTTTCTTCTCCATCCCAACGACCACGAGCATCAAAATTTTCAGAAATCGCCCTTTCAATTAGTGCCGATACTACTTCAAGTACAGGTGTAAGGTCATCAAATTGTTTCTGCAGTTCGATGAACTTTCTGGAAAGCGAATTAGTGATGTCATTACTAATCATTATCTTCTCCAATATTCTCCTCGGCAACAACAACCCATTTTTGAACTTCTTCAGGCAGATCTTGAAATTTTTGAATTGATGCAATTTTAGAAGTCATACGCACTACATCATTTGGATTCACATCGTTGTATAGTGCTATGCGACCCCACACTCTACCAAGTCTCCTACTTAAATCTGCAGGCATATTGACAATTTTCTTTTCACTAAATTCCACAGGTGGTAACTCTACATTTTCTTTTTGAACAATACATTTAGAACGATTCATAATAACTAAATATTTCCTATCCTCAACAAAAATGGCATCATATCCTTTCAAAATTGCATAATCCCCAATATCATTTAAAAAGTAAGCATCCCTTCTTATTTTGTCAAATTCTTTGAAAACTTCACTTGAAATGTTCTCGTATCTGTATTCCAACTCATCTCTTTCCTTTCCACTCAGATTTGATTCATCATCCATCAATTTCCGCCAAATAATCTTATCTTCATAGGGTTCATATCCGAGTTTTTTATAAGCTATAACCATCATTTCATCTTCTCTTTTATTGAAATCTCTGTCTAAGTCTTTATAATTAATTATATTAGCATTTTTTGGATAAAGAATTTTCATGACTTCTTTTTGGTTTGTGAAAGGTCTTGTTGCATCAATATCATCAATAGCTACATAAGTACCACTTCCGAATATACCTCTACCAGAAAAATAATCACCATATTTGAATTGGTCGTAAAACTCTTGGGCTTTAATTCCATTTAAACCGCGATAAGTTATATAGTAGTCCAACAAATTCAATTCATCAATTTCTGCTTTGTTTAATACTTTCGGCTTAGCTGTAAATCCAAGCATTTCAGCAATATGATGATGCCCTAAATCTTCCTTTGTTTGCTCCTTATATTTTTCACTTATTTTTCTCAAAAGCTCTTCATTCTCAAATGCTTTATCAAAAAATGATGGTTTAGTGTTAAGCATTTTATCCAGCTGATTTCTCAAATCTTTAACATATTTTGATGTGTCCACTTTCCAGGTATATGCCGGGTGTAATGTAAAGTCTTTCGACCTTCTAAGTTGTCTTAAATATTTTGAGCCGTCTTCGGCATTAGAACCGTCTTTAATAGGTGTTACAGAACACTTACAACCAAAACCCGATGGAGGGTATATCAAATCCCAAATCGGATCATCGTACCGAAAAACCTTATCGTGTAGTAAGCTGTGATTATGTCTTTTTGTAGGTCTTTGAATCTGTGTGTATTTCCAATAAGGATATATATGAGATATAAGTTTCTGCTGACGATATTTTCCTTGAGAATACGCCATTTGCATATTTGTATCATAAATGACTTTTAACCGAGATGGAGTTACACCAGTCCAACCAGCTGCTTCTAAGCGAGGCAATAACATTGTTTGAAATTTACTTAAAGTCATTCCCTCTGATTTTGCTCTTTCAACATAATCATAAATCATTTGGAGAATATCTGCACTCATAACCTTCGCTACAGTAAAAGCTTTATTATGTGCTTCTGCATCAAGTTCTTCCCAATCACTTGATATTTTAAGTTTCTTACCTCTTTGTTTTAACCACTCTAATGCTCTTTCAGGTGGCAATTTGAAAGCAGTTTGCAAAGGATCTTCAAAACGAAAACCACTTAATTTAGGTATTTTGCCTGTGCTTTTGAAAAATTCTACTATGTACTTCTCACTTTGCACTTATAATACCACTCCCAGTTGCTAATAAAATACCTTTTGCTAAATAGTCTTCGAGTAAGTTAGTGTCTAATTCCGGGAACATTTCAATTATTTTGTCTTGGATTTCATTGTAACTCTTACTTTCATTTATCATTTCAAGTATTGGTTTTAAGACGGATTGAGTAAGTTCATCAAATTGAGAAATATCAAAAGCTGACTTCTCTCTGATTTTATCAGATTCGGAGAATTGGGGCTTTGTTTGTTCAAATGAAATTTCAATTTCATCATCTTTGAATCCATAGTTCCGTTTGAAATATTCTTTAGTAAATTTCACTTGCCCGGTTGAAGAAAGTGTTTGGTCACGCTGTGCTAAAGACATATCAACGTCTTGCTCTTCATACATTACAAAGCGTGGTATTTCTGAAACCGATTCAAAATTGAATTCAATAATCCATTCAATCAGCTTATTTAACCAGTATTCTACAAGTTGTTTATCTGCATCAACTACATCTTTCCTTACTTGCAGGTGCGTTTGGCTCATAGCATAAGAACCAGTATCTCCCTGCTCGGTTGTAAGAGTTTGTGAGAGTATCGCTTTGGAGATTTCTGCATTACAAAAATGAAGTAAGTTCTTATATATATCTGCAGAACTTGTTTTTGATGATTCAAGTATATCAATACTTACTTCTTCTTCAGTAACAGCAATACCGTCTTGTTGAAGTTTCTCCAATACATTGAATAACTCATAAGCTTCTTCTTGTCCTTTTCCAAGCCCTATTTTACCGTGAAGAAAAGGCATTCCATACTTCTGAGTGAAAACTGACCATAGTTTCATTCCACCTTTTTTGAAAATAACTGGATAATAACACTTGGCAAGGATTGATTCACCGTAAGGATTATCATAAGTGGCATTATGTTGCATCACTAAAAATTTCTTATTTGGCATTAAAACTCCATTAGGTTTTTGTCTATCTTTAAATCTAAGCATATTGTTACTATCAAACTCAAACCACCAAGAAGGCTTGCCTTTGAGCTCTTTAGGGACTATTTTACCATCTACTTCACTCCAATAAATCTCAATAGGTTTGAATCCAAACAAAGGAGCGTCAAGCATTTCAGAAATTATTTGCCTTAGGTTTAAACTATTGAATATTTCTTCAATAAACTCCGATTCAGTACTTTTTGTTCCTCCTCTATTTATCTCCCAATTCAAACTTAAAACTCCTGCTTTTCTCGATTGAACGCAACTTGATACGTGTGCATCATAAAGAAAATTCTTGTATATCTCCAGAGTTTCATTATTCTTTTGAAGTATAACATCAGGATTAGGAAGCAATTCATTTAAAGCACTAAATAGAAAAGCTTGCCTTGTGGCTATTACTCCAAGAGGATATGGTCGTTTGCCAGTATCATTTTTTTCTGAAAAAACATTTTTAATTCTATTGATTAACCCCATTTTTAATTTCTCAATAATTAGTGAAATAATTATCTTGCTTTCTGCTTAATTTGCTCAGATATGAAAGTGATTTATCTCCTGAACTTCTTCTTCTTAAATAGTCCAATGCTTGTGTGATACTATCAACTATATCATCGTGATTACCGTAAGGGAATTCAGAACATTCATTAACGATGTCAGCTAAAAACTGTGCGTTTTTAGGAAGGAAAACCTTTCCGGATTCGATTAGTGGTGTTACCAAGTGTGCCCTTGTAACCTTGTCCCTGATCGCCAGAATAGGTTTAATTGGAATCTTTGTATCACGTTGAAGAACTTGTATTAGACTTTGACCACTTGCCGCATCTTCAATCAAAACCACATTTGGGTTGTGCTTATGATATTGCATAACAACTTGCCTTTGCAAGTCAGGGAATAATACCTTAGCTCTCCAATAGTCAACTAAATAATATCCTTTATCTGAAAGTAGCCAAGTAGTACATACAGAAAAATCATTCTGCTCTTTTTCTTTAAAAGCTGTGTCCCAAGATTGAATCAGTAAAGAACCGCTTGGTAAGTCAGAATATTCTTTCCACCATTCAGTTTTAAAGATTTGATATTCCGTAGCAATTGGTTGTTGTTGATACAAAGCAGAAAACCAGTAAGAACCAATCTGACTTTTGATTTTGTTTAGTTTATCAACAGGGTATCTATATTCCCATAATGGCACTCCTTCATCTCTACCCAAAGAATCATTTTCTTTTGCAATAGCAGGAAAACTCAAAACTTCCCATTTATCATCAGAATCAGGGTCATTTATTAATCTACCTGCCAAATCATCGAAATGCCATCTGGTCATAATTACAATGATTGCTCCATCAGGTTCAAGTCTTGTATATGCAGTAGCTCTGAACCAATCATAAGTTTTATCTCTATAAGTCTTACTATTAGCTTGTTCGTCATTTTTAACAGGGTCATCAATAATTAAAACATTAGCACCCTTACCAGTAATAGCACCACCAACACCTGTAGCATTTAGTCCACCTTCTTGACCTAAAACATCCCAACGGTATGCAGAATTTGAGAGTCTATTTAATTTGATTCCGAATAAATCTTTTCCGTGTTCTTCAAGAAGTTCTTTTGTTTTTCTACCCCAAGATGCAGCAAATCCAGCTTCGTAAGAAACCAGAATTATTCTTCTGTCTGGATAAGTGCCTAAATACCAAGCAGGGAAATACCTTGAAATAAGTTCAGATTTACCATGTCTTGGAGGCATATTAACTATCAGTCGTTTTATCCGACCTCCTGCAACATCAAGAAGTTTCTTGTTCAGGATGTTGATGTGTGGAGCTATCTGGTAACGACCCTTCGTTATGTGCATCGCCATTGTCGCCGGGCTTGCTGTTTTGAGTATTTCCCACGGCATCGAGGAATTCAAGAAGAGCGTTTGTTGCTTTTTCGTCATTTGCTACTAATTCTCCAAACTTATCTTTTTTGTTGTCAAATACAATGGTGTTTTCATTACGACCGATTTCAGTTGGAACACCGCGAGCAATCCTCTCAATATTGACCAAATTACCAAAGGATTTACTTACTTGAATAATCAGTTCTATTAATTCTACAGTTGAAAGTTTATTCAAATCTTCAATTGCTGGTGTTTTGTTATCTTTATCTTTTTTAAGTCTTTCGGAAAAGGCAGTAACAGGCAAAAAGACAATTCTTTGAAAAGTCTCTGCCTGCCCTGCTTGTCTTTCATTCATCTTTTGAATGCTCTCTTGCTGTCGCATTCGGTTCTTTCTGTCTTCATCATCATCAAAAGCACTAACCCTTGCTTGCCAATTATTCTTTCTTGACCAGACCGCAAACTGTGTTTTACTTTTCTTGCCAAGTTTATCTAATAGTGCACTAAAACTTCGGTTTTGCCTAAGATCACGATAGGTACAGAAAGCCTTGAACGCTTTATCAGTTTCTCCGGGCATTCTTTCCCAAGGTATATGTTCCCAACTACCTGACATTATTCGTTATTAAATTCCTTTTTACATAATTCAAGTAATTTTAACGCTGGCTCTTTTCCAAGTACTTTTTCAATGATTTCTGCTTCTTCATTGGCAAATATCAAACTTACACGATATAGTTTTGTTTGCTGTCTTGCCATTTCTCTTTCTTCTTCATTCTTAGCAACCTGAATTAAAGCCTGTCTTTCTTTAATAGTTTCAACAGCTTTTGAAGATGCGGCAGTTATCATCTCTCCACCGTGAGTAGTGCCATCAACTTGCCTTGAACTTGTATCAGTAATTTGGTTGTCTTCATCGGAGAGTTCGGACGGTTCCCAAGATTGAGAATAATCATCGTTTGCAAGTGCTTCTGGTACTGGTATGTCATCAAGCAATCTATTGATTTCATCATCGGAGAGCATAAGAGAATCTTGTGCCCAATCCAAAGCACCAAGTTCTTGTAAGTCCCTCAATACTTGAACTGATAATTCCAAATCCTCGCTACCTCTTGCACGATTATGCCTTAACGTTGCAATTCTCATCTGTTCAGGTGTCATCTCGACAAAAACAACTGGAATTTCAGTATATCCAAGTACAGTAGCGGCTCTCCATCTGTGTTCGCCGTCAACAATCATTTTGGTTGACTGTTGAACAATAATCGGTTGTGTAAAACCATCTTCTTCCATTGATTTAAGAAGAAGCTCAAAATCGTGTTCACTTTGACGATTTGGATTATAATTGTTCGGTTTGATAGAATCCACCGAAACATATTCAATAGCAAGTTCTTTTAAGGAAACATTCTTCTTGTCAATTTCCTTCTTGCCTTTCTTAATGATTTTTTCTGTTACAGCCTTTTGTGTGGCTTCTGGCGTTGTGTTATAGCCTTCCATATTATAACCTCAATATTAAATAAAAAAACAGTTAGTTCTAAAAGAAAATTTAATTAATAATCCCGTTGTGCGGATTTGTTAATAATTAAACCTTGTTGGTGATAATAATCAATTAAGCAGGCAAGTCTTCTCTTGTTAAGTTCAGTTCCATAGAAAGTCTTGCCAAGACTGTGAGCTGTTCTTCCTGTCAAACCTCTTCCCGTACACAAGTCCAAAACTGTATTGATGTTCTTTTCATATTGCATAGCAAAGCGTGGTGTGAAATCATCATCAATACCTGTAAAATCAAAATCAATTTTCGAGGGAGAATCAAATGAATATCTTATTAAAAAACAAGGATTTTTGTGATAATATTTGATTTTCCAAGTATTAGTAACAATACCATTTAACTGAGTAATCAAATCTTTGACATAGTCAAGATTCTGACTTCCCATTTCAACATAATTGATTTTTGGAGAATAGGTTTTGACTAATAGCATTAGTTTCTCAATAAAAGAGTTAAATTCCTTTTTATCTTGAAACCCTGCTTTAGTATAGAAAGAATTAATATTACCTGTGTTCCAGGGTGGATCAATGTAAGACATATCAAAAGCATTCTGACCAAAGAACTCTAAAGAGTTCAATTCAGTCAAATCCTTGACCGCCAGAGTGTTTTTTCCAACACGCCATACTTGACCATCTTCAATGGGAAATTTTTCCCAGGAGTCGCCGTAAAGCCACTTCCCATCTTCAAAAGTTTTCATAAATCAAGTCATTCATATTTCTTAAAATCATTTGTTCGGTTAATCAAAATTGTTTGATGTACCGGAGCGCCCATTGTCCAGTATTTGTAACCGTCATGATAGAAATATATGAATGCTTTCTTATAGAAAAACTCTTTAACTCCATTGTTTCTGATAAACATTACTGCATCATTGAACTCATCAATGTTTTGAGAGTTCTTTTTTAAGCAATACTCGTGTGGAGCTTTTTCAGAATAGGTTTTGGCAAATATCCAATTCTGGCTTTGAATAAATTCTATGAAACTGTTTAAATCCATATATTTCAAGACGTTACACATTATCAAACATTGTAATATAATAATATTTTTTACCAAGTGGGCTTTCCTCCCCAAGTTCCTGCTCCTTCTCGGAAAAATTCAGGTTCTACATAAGGAAGCACATCAACTTTAACTTTCATTGAGAAAGGTTCTCCCATATACATAATTTTGGATAGGTTTCTCCAAGATGAAAGCATCTGGCATTTTGGACATTTAGTTACTTCAGGAAATTCTTCTGTTGAATGCCGTGAATGATTACGAATTACATAATTGACAACTTTTTGAGAACGCTGTGCAATCCAATCAGGAGCATCACTTATACAAGTTCTGTAAAAACATTCTTTCCAAGTTTCTCCAAGCTTTCTTATTGGCTCGACTGACCTACGACCAAACATAGCCGCAGTTCTCACTCCGGGCAACCTCTCGCAAACCTTGTCAAACCATTGAGGCCAAGCCTTAGAAGCAACCATTAATCCGTCAATTGCAGCTGGTGATAAAGTAGGAGGAGCAATGCGAAGTTTGTGCCTACTGATTCCTAACCTATGCATTGTGTCATAAGCTTTGTTATAATCCCAATTATTGTCTTTGACAGCTTTCCATACATCTCCGTCTGACCAGTCATAAATAGGTCTTGCATAGTAAGTTCCGTAACTATTTTTTCCTTTAGTTAGATAACCCTTACTTGACATTAAACCCATTTTACGTAACATTGATTCATCAGTTCGTAAACCCAAGACAGCATAAAGATTTTTACCCTTTGCAGGTGGAAACTTTTCTTCGCTAATAAGACCTTGTATATTCTGCTCATGAATTTTTTTAGCAAAGTCTGGTGGAGTACGTACCCACTTATCTTCTGGAAGTGCAGAGTCAAAAACCCAGAAATAAGGATTTTGACGATTAAAGATATTGACAACTGGTTGATTGGCATAAATCCAATAAAATTTAACTTCTGGACGCATAGCAACTCTTTCTGCATACTCAAAAGTACCAGGGTACATAATTTCTTCATCACGCATAATGACTTCTACTGGAAGCCTTCCAGTCATAGTAGCTGCTATGATGCAAAGCTCAAGACAGATACCTGAATCCTTTCCTGCTGAAAATGAAACGATTACTCTATGTCCATCCTCATATAGTTTTATCATTCTGTCAAGTGCTGCGTCAAATACGTTTTCTATGTTATAATGTCTTGGCATAATTTCCTTTATAAATATTTATTCCAAAAAATCGTCTCTTAAATTGCTCATACAATGTGTGAGTGATCAGTGAACCCATGTGGCACTGATGAAAAATAAATATAGTCAAATGATTAAGTTTAAGGTTATTTATGGAAAATTCAAATTTTCCATAAAAGTAGACTTTAAGTATTATGCGAAAAGTCTGAGTAAACTGCTTATGAATTTGTAATAATTCATTCTCCGCCCTCTGGGCGGAGTTTTTTCTTAGGGGAAAAAATATAATGTTATCTTTTTTCATTTTTCTTTCCTTCAATAATGAAGAAATAAAACCTATCTGGAAATAAATAAGAAAACAATTTGTGCTCAAGATTAAAGATGAACTTAATAAATCTTGGACTTATATATTTTGATAAGGAGTCACTAAACCAAGTAATGCCAAAGATCTTCTTTTTGTTAAATCGTGAAAATATGGATTTAATTTCTTTATGGTTAAAGAATGTTGCTGGTGAAGTAATATGGAATTTGTTTAAGATATAACTTTCTCTTGAAGAATATTTACGTCCATAGATCATTACAAAAAACTTACCGTTTGGCTTTAGTACTCTTTCAATTTCTTGAACTGTCTTTGAGTGGTTAAGTGAATAAGAAAAGCTACCGAAAAGCGAGATAACCGAATCAAAACTATTATCTTCAAAAGGCATATTTGACATATTACCCTTGAAGAAAAAATGTTTAGGAAACTTACTCTTACTAATATCAAGCATACTTTCGGAGATGTCTAATCCGAAATAGTTTTCAGGTGATAAATCAATATTCTCCAATACTATGCCTGTACCGCTACCTACATCAAGAACCTTACCTTCAAGAAAACCGTTATCAAGTAAGTATTTGAAAACAAAGTCGTTTTCGATTGCGTGAATAGGTTCGTTATAACATTCATCATAAACCTTGCTCAATCTGTTGTAAATGAGTTTTGGTGTTTCTTTGCTCATTTCATTTCAATCCTAAAAAAGTTATGTAAAAGTTCTATTTCAGCATTAAATCTGTATCAAATTTTGAAAAAAGTCAAAATTCAACATCACAAAACAACGGAATTATTCTGCAACGGTAAATGCACCGAGTACCCACACTCAATACTTGCAAATTTACTTGTACTCGTTACAAGTATTCTTTACATACACCGAGTGCTTTTTGGCTTGCAAAGAATTTAAATAGTTTTGCGGTTGTTGTAGTGTAAAATTTTTGAAATCAAGTATTATGTGGAAAGAAGTATTCAAAGCAGGAAAGCATACAGATGCAAACGGAAACGAGCGTGAATGGAGTTCCGAAGATATAGATGCAATCATATCAAAGTATAACAATCAAATGCCTGACGATAAGCATGAAGCACCAGTTGTAATCGGGCATCCTGTGAACAATTCGCCAGCATACGCTTGGGTTGAATCTCTCAAGAAAGATGGTGAAACATTACTTGCAAAGTTTACACAGATTGACCCTGAATTCGAGCAACTTATCAAAGAAGGCAGATACAAAAAAGTATCTATTGCTCTTTATCCTGATATGATGCTAAGACATATTGGTTTTCTTGGTGCAATTCCACCAGCAGTAAAAGGTTTGAAAGACAGTGAATTTAATGGAAGTGAATCATTTATCTGCTTTGGAGAACTAAAAGGCAACACAATTACAACAGAAACGAAACAGAATGACAAGAATGCTGGAACAAACAACCAGCGAAATTTGAACACAAAGGAACAGATGTTCAACACTTGTTCAACAGATGTTGAGCAAAGTGGTAACAAAATCCAACAAATTAAATTAAAGGAAATTAAAGAAAAGAATAAATATTCTTCTCCCTCAAAATTTAGCAATTTTGAAGGACAGGAAAAACCTTTTTCACCCAATCAAAAATCAATCAATTTTCAAGGAGGCAATATGCCCGATAAATATTCAAAGCTATTTCAGGAATTGTTGGGGTGGCTTCGTTCTACATTCAACGAAGAAATTGCTAATCAGACCGCAGAAGAACTTGAGAGGATTAAGAACAAATATCTCAATGATTCTGAATCGAAAACCGAATCAAAGACTGCCTTAGAAGCAAGTGAGCCAGACGTTAAGCAAAGTAAAGAGTTTCAAGAAATGCAAAGGAAACTTGAACTTCTCGAAAAAGATAACCGAGATATGAAGTTCAACGATTACTTCAAATCTCAATTAGGTCGTTTAGTTCCGGCACAAAAACCAATCGTTAAACTTGCTTTTGAAGCAATCCAAGATAACAAAGGATTTGAGTTTTCGGAGAATGGGAACATCGTTAAGATGTCTGGAGAAGATTTGATAAAAAGACTTATTGAATCTTTCCCGATGCAAATTGAGTTCAATGAAATCGCTAAGCAAAATGCTTATAGTGATTCAAATGACCTCGAAGGTCAAAATAAGTTTATTGAAGAATACTATCAAGGGAGATAAGAAATGAGTATTAATCTTGGAATTACAAATCTTGTAGACATTGAGCCGAATAACGATATTTTTGCGGGCTTACATCCTACTATGGAAGTAAGTGAAATAATCATCCTGTCTGGTCAAAACCTTAAACGAGGTGCTTGTCTTGGACAGATCAATGCAGAAGCGAATCCTAACAACGGAAAATATACCCTTTGGGATGAAGGTTCAACAGATGGCTCTGAAGTTATATGCGGTATATTAGGTTGCGATGTTGATGCTACAATCGCTGATGGCAAAGGGTTTATGTATTTTCACGGAGAATTTCTAAAATCAGGTCTTAGTGCCGGACACGAAATTATTCCGGACGTTTATAACAATGGCTCCATAGTGATTAAGGAGGACAAATAATGAGTGCTTTAATTGATATGTTTGAAGCAAGAAGTTTGACTAATGCAATTAATCGTGCAAAAGTTATTGAACCTTTTGTTTTAAATACTTTGTTTAAAACAAAACAGTTTCACGCTGCAGATAAAATTGATATAGAAATTACAATTGGATCTGACAAATTAGCTCAATTTGTAAACCAACACGAAGGTGCACAATTAATAAAGAAATTGTCTAAATCAGTTAGGACTTTGACTTTACCGAGAACCTTTGAGAAAAAAGTGTTTACCGCTTTTGAATTAGCAAATTATAGGTCAATTGGGAATTTATATGTTGCAAATGCTGAAGAGAGAACCAGAATTCCGAACCAAATGATTCTCCAAGAGCTTGAAGAACTCAAAAACAGAATAATTCGACGTCGTGAACAAATGGCTTGTGAAGCACTTTCAACAGGCAAACTAACAGTTTCCCAAGATAATATTGATTTCGTTGCCGAATTTGAGTTTGAAAATAACGTACATCTTCAAACACTGACTTCAACTTCAAAATGGAGTGATGCTAATTCCAAACCATTGGTTAATTTAAGAGCTTGGAAACGTGATATTATGAAACGATGTGGCTTTAATGCCGATCTTTTGATTTTGGGCAGTGAGGCAGCTGATGCGTTTTTATCAAATGATTCAGTAAAGAAAGAACTCGATACCAATAACAATAAAGTTGGTGTAATTGACCTAAACCAAAGTCCAACACGATCAGGTCTTTTCATCGGAAGGATAATGGGTATTGACATATATGAATACAACCAGCAATACACTAAACCCGATAATACAACAGCAGATATGATTAATCCTAAAAAAGCTATTATGATTGCAAGTCAATCAAATGGATTTAGAGTTCATTTTGGGCCTATTTATCGTATTGACAATGGAAACACAAGAGTTTTCACTGATGAATTTTTAGTAGAAACTAATACAAACGAAGATAAGACTGCTTTGGATTGGAAAGTGGAGCAAAAGAGTTTACCGACAATTCACGAACCTAACGCTATCATTTCGGCAACGGTATTGTAATGTATTGCACAGTTCAAGATATAGTTGATGATTTAACTGAAAAAGTTGTTGCTCAATTAAGCAACGATGAAGAGCCAAATGTTGTAAATGATGAAATTGTAAGTAAATACATTTCGGACGTTACACAGATAATTGACGGTTATCTTAGAGGCAGATATGAATTGCCAATTATAAATGAACACTCAATACTCAAAAAGATTTGCATTGACATTGTGAAATACGAGCTTTACAAACGAAGAGGGAAAGTATTCGACAATATACAAAACTTTTACAAAGATGGAATTGCAACACTCGAAAAGATTCAGAAAGGGATGATTACATTGAACGAAGGCACAGCAGAATCAAGACCAGGATTCTTTTTAGTTTCAGAAAGAAAACCTGTTTTTGATAAAACAAAGTTGGAGAATTACTGATGATGATAACAGAAATTGAATCTGCTATTGTTGATAAGCTAAAAATTGACATTCAAGACTTAGCAGTAGAGCCATTTCCTGATAACGTCAAGGATTACGAGTTATTACACCCAAAAGGTGCAGTACTTGTGAGTTATGAAGGTTCTAACTATACTAATCCAAGAATTGAGCAACAAGCAAGGATGCTTGAATTTGATGTTATCGTAATCGTTAGAAACCTACGTTCCCATCTTGGAGCTTATGAAACTCTGGACAGAGTGAGACAGTCGCTAACGAATGATCTATTTATTGAAAATATGAAACTATATCCTATTTCAGAAAAGTTTTTGTTTGTTGAAGAAGACAAATGGCACTACGAAATAAGATTTATGCTTCCAACAGTTTATTTTATTGGAGAATAACTATGGACTTTGCAAATGGATTGATTAACAATGCTATACAATTCGGACTTTTAATAGTTGGATTGATTACTTTCTATTTTATGCTGAAAAGAGATAACAGAAAGGCAAACGAAGAAGTATTTTCAAGTAAGTTAGCCGAAATCGAGAAGTTTAACAATCTCGAAAAAAGAGTTAAGCTACTCGAACAGAGAGTTGATTTATATGATGACTCAATTCGGAAAGAACTTGAAGACATAAAAAAATTACTGAATGACTTAAACAAACAATTTCATAATCATTTAACATCAAATCACAGGAGTTAAAGATGGACACTAAAATAAAATCAGCCATTGATTTCGTGCTTAGAAATGCGGTTTGGCTTATCATCGGAATAGTAGCAGTTTTCTTCTTACGTCCGGGAACAGCTGAAATACAAACTTTTCTTTTTATAGCTCTACTTGAAGCAATAGCTTTATCATTGTCGGGAATAGCTCTATTTACTTACACTAAGATACCTTTCACAAAACTAATTATGGAAGGTGATGACAAAGAGCTTAATAGTGTTGAAAGACATTCCATAATGGTTGTATTAGGTTATATATTCTTGGGAGTGCATATATTGGTTGGTCTTGTTGTTTTAGGTGTATATATCGCACAGTTTTCGCATTAAGGAATAACTATGAAAAGATTTGTTATCATAACGATATTGCTTCTTTTAGTCGCCACTATTGAAACTTTTTCTGCTTCAAGATATTTAATATATTGTGATAGAGAGCTGTTAATGGTTTCTAGTGATAGCTTACTTGCACAAGTAGGTATTAAAGAAAAGACTGGAAGAAATGATGGACGTGATGTTGAAGCTTACCTTAGAAGCGTAGGGTTGGCAAAAGGTAATCCTTACTGTGCAGCAGGACAATATTGGTGTTTTTACTCATCAGCAAAAGATTTGGGATTGCCTACTAAATCTATCCCAATTCATAAAACAGGTTCTACCGTTACTATGTTAAACCACGCTATAAAGATTGGTCAAAAGACAAATTCTAATCCTAAGGTTGATGATTTGATGTTTTGGAGAAGACCAAACCAGTGGAGTGGACACGTTGAACGGATTATTGAAGTGAAAAAAGCGGGTTGGGTTGATACTATCGGTTTCAATACAAGTTCTGGAGATATTGGTTCTCAAGATGATGGTGGTGGCGTTTATAAGCGTAAACGAAATATTCATCACTTTTTAGGTAGAATGGTTGTAAGAGGTTTCATAGGATTTAAAGCAGTATGAAAGAAAAGTATCATTTATTAACAGGGATAGTTCTATTAGCAATATCTTTGCTTTTATGTTTCTACCTGGGAAGAAGTTCAAAGCATTGCAATGAATTCACAAGTGTAATTACTAAAAGAGATACTGTAATTATTGTTAAACAAGCTGAACCTATAACGATCGAAAAAGCAAGGACAAAACTCATTTTTAAGCGTGATACTATTATTGAAACGAAACCATTTACTGCTATTATTGATACCATTATCAAACGAGATACGGTATATGCAAAGTTTGATTTCCCTGAAAACAGTTTCGATCTTTGGATTAAGAAGAAACCTGATAGCACGATGGTTCATACGATTTATATCACTAAAGAAATCGTGAAAGAAAGACCTTGGTGGGAAGCACCAGCTTTCACATTGGGAGGCACAATTGTAGGTTATGTCATAAGTAAATCCTTCGGTAAAGATTGAGGTTTTTTATGTGGATTCAGAAAGCAGAAATTATTGATGGTGAAATTAAGTATAACATACTGGGTAAAATCAAGTTAAATGAACTTGAAATAGGTATAGCAGATAAGCACTATATTCACGAACAGAGTTCTGCAAGTAATGTTTGGCACGTAAATCATAATTTAGGTAAGAACCCTGCAATTTCAACAGTTGACAGTTCAGGAACAGTCGTTTATGGCAATGTAGAACATATTAATGATAACGAACTTAGAATTCTATTTAAGTATCCATTTTCAGGCAAAGCATATTGTAATTAGGAGAATCAAATGCCAATACCATTTTTAAACGATATTGATTTATCAGGCGTACTGACTCTACTTAACGGTACTGGTTATTTCGACCTTGATAAGAATGAAATCAGACAGGCAGTAGTTCAAAATCTTGCTTCTGAGCCAGCTTCTCCTTTAGCTGGGCAGATAATTCATAATACTGCAAAAACAGATACTGTAAAAGGCAACGGAAAATTAGGTTATAGAACAGCTACATCATGGGTTTATCCCGATATGGAAAAATCTGTCTATGATAGCAACAACAACGGTAAAGTTGATGTTGCCGATAATTCCGACTTATTGAATAATCAAAATGGTGCTTACTATCAGAATAGGAGTAATCATACTGGCACACAAACCTCCGCAACGATTTCAGATTTCGTTGAAGCTTCTCAAGATGCTATTGGTGGTGCATTAATTGACACTAATTCAATTGACTTTACTTATGATGACACCAATAATCAAATAAAAGCTGATGTTAAGATAGTTTCGGGTGGTGGAATTGAAATTGTTGCTAACGGTCTCCAATTAACTAATACAGGAGTTTCTGCCGGTACTTATACTAAAGTAACAGTTGATGTGAAAGGTAGGATAACATCTGCAACAAATTTAAGCTCTGGAGATTTACCTTCTCATACACACACTTCGAGCAATATTACAGATTTTCATACAGCTGTAAGAACAAACAGACTTGACCAAATGGCTGTTCCGACAACGTCTTTGAATCTGAATAATCAAAAGATAACAAACCTTGCAGACCCTACAAGTCCACAGGATGCTGCTACGAAAAACTATGTAGATAATGCTGTTTCTGGTTTATCTTGGAAGAACAGCGTAAGAGTTGCTACAACTGCAAATATCACTTTGTCTGGAACTCAAACTATAGATGGCATTGCTCTTGCTGTTGGTAATAGAGTACTTGTCAAGAATCAAACAACTGCATCGCAAAACGGTATATACGTTGTTGCCTCAACTTCTTGGTCAAGAGCTACCGATATTGATACTTGGGCAGAAGTGGTAAGTGCAGCAGTATTTGTAGAACAGGGTACAGTTAATGCAGATACAGCTTGGATATCTAATGTTGATAGTGGCGGGACATTAGGTACTACTTCAATTAGTTGGACTCAATTCAATGGCGTTGCTGAATTAGTTGCTGGAAATGGTTTATCAAAGACTGGGAATCAGGTTGATGTTAATGTTGATAATCAATCTATTGAAATAGTTTCTGATATTCTTCAATCCAAACTTGATTCTAATGGTGGTATCAGTAAATCAGCGAGTGGAATAAAAGTAAATGTTGACAATTCTACCATTGTTATTACAGGTAATCAATTAGTTATTAATGGAGCGTATAAGAACAAGAAAGTTACTGCTTCCATCACTGGAGATAACTCCACAACTACCTTTTCAGTTATTCATAATCTTGGAACTAAAGACATACTTACAGATGTATATGAAAACACAACAGGATATACTGTTTTCCCATTGATTGAAAGATTTGATACTAATACAACGAAAATATCCTTCAAAGTTGCTCCTGCAACTGCAAAGGTTTATAATGTAGTAATTTTAGGATAAAAAGATGTCTGCTACTCCGGTGCTTGATGATTTTGATATGAATTATTCCGAAATTTTGAAAGGAAGGTTGGAGAATGTGATTTCTTTACCTATTGGACTTAATTCAAATCATCGTGGTTATGCAGTTTATTATGCAAGTAAAATTTGGGTTTGGAACGGTTTGCAATGGATAACTTGGGACAGCCTGCCCTGGTCTTACGAGGATAATGATGCCCTTGACAGCAATAATCCAAGAGATGAAATTACGCCATTCAATGCGACAAGTAATTTTCTGAATTCTTCGTTATGGAATATTAATTTGGCGGAAGGTTATAATGACAATCTACCGAGAACTATTGGAACGATGAATTTCATTGGTTCTAACAATACTATTTCTGATTGGCAAACCATAAGAGGTAGAAGGTTTGTATATACGGCAAAGGACGGCTCTTGGTTCAATATTAAGAATTTATCCATTAATAATGTTCCCGCTAATCATAAGCGTATTGACACAAGAACAGACACTGATTTAACAGAATTAATTAAAGCAGAGTTTTCGTATAGTCCAACCTCTGATGTTTGGATATTGGTAAGCTTTGAAAGAAAGATGAATACTGCTCAACAATCATCAAGTCAATCACAATGTTGTAAGCAAGAAATCTATTACGAACTGATTTCAGTTGTAGGTGGAGACAAACTTCAGCTTGGTGGTGTACCAAATGGCTTACTAACAAGCGGAGATGATTGTTCATATTTCCAAGTTCATATAAAAGGTGAATGGAGCGTTGAACCAATGGACAATGACGAAGGTCTTGACTTCCACGGAGTTCCTCTTTATTGTCAGTTTTTGATTCGACAAGATGAAAATTCTGCGTGGAATATAGTTAAATCTGTAAGGTATAATTGGCAATCTGGAGAAACAATATACTTCGATGAAGAATTCATTTATTTGAATACTGGTAGTTTTTACGTTGGTTGCTCATTTTCAGATGAAGAATTTGGTAATGGACATACTGTTTATCCTATTCAAAATTTCGAGAGGTTTTGGATTAGAATGAATGTTGTAAAATGCCCTAAAACAAGTTGGTTTAATAGATATGACATTCTCAGTACTGGTATTATTCCTTTAAGCCAATTTACTGGCTATGCTCCTAGTCCAATTGGAGAAGGTTTGCCCTTTGACGGTTACTATGAAGTTATGGCATTTGTTGAATTTAAAGAATATGAGTCCAATAGAATAAATACTGCTTCTTGTGTCAGTTCACAGACTTTGGAATTAATGGCACCGATGGACAATTGGAGATTGGTAGATAAAAGTGGGGTGATTTCAGTTACAGCAACTCACGAAGATGTAAAATGGTTCAATTTTTCATTACAGGGTTCTGCAATTATTTTCGCACAATCTAATATTTGTGGTTCAAGAGCAGTAAGCTATAGAGTTACTTTACCCAATGGATCATTCAGACAAATTCTCGGTGGCTACATTCACGTGAAGTATTTAGGAACGATTGAAGGATTGAATTGTAAAGAAGTCCAGCAAGGCGGGCAATAAGAATTTATTTAAGGGAAAAAATATGCAATATATAATAACAGAACAAACCATCAATAAGATTATCAGCTTAATAGCAGATAAACCATTCAAGGATGTGATTTCATTACTTAATGAAATTAAAACTGTTCCAAACATTGAAGAAGAAATTATTAATAATGATTTAGGAGGTCAAGATGCCGACAACAACTGATAAAAAAATCATACTTACCGGTTCTCCATTCGCTTGGATTCACAAGATTGAGAATGAAGATTTGTCTGAACTATGGAAGTTTAATAACTTGCAATCGTCCACTTACAAGATTCTGAAACCCGGTTCAAGTTCTCAGGGTTCTGAAAACATAGACATTAACAGAGCTGACGGTGCAATTTGGAGATTCCCAAAAACTAATCTTATTCTCTCAGGTGAAGATGAAAGCGACATCACACCTGCCGATGCTTCAAGCGATGCCTCTAACAAAGGAGAAATTACGTTAGTGATTAATGAAGCCCCAATTGAATCAAACTCTTGGACTGCATTTATTAAGCAATTAAAAGACAATATGGATGCCAAATTCTTAATCACAATTGGTACAGGATATTCACACAAAGCAAGAACCGATGCAACTCTACGTAAGCCAGATGGATTCATTCATATGATTGGCAAAGTAAATAATGACTTGGAACAGCAACTTAACAACAGTCCTGCTTCCATAACTATTACTTTTGTGTCTTATAAGAACTCTGGACTTGAAGCTACAGACTTGACTGCAGTAAGCCTATTTACAGCTATTACGTGGAAACTTGGTGGAACAGGTAAGGATATAGAAGGCATCAAGCCGCCTGACCTTCTCTCAACAGATGCAGAAAGACTTTTAACTGGAGATGTTGTAGTCGTTACGAATATTACTTATAGTTAGATTATGAGATTCTGGCAGAAATATCGCTTTACTGAATATTTATTCGGACAGCAAGCAGTAGTCTTTGCTGTTTCTGATTCATATTCAGAACTGTTTCAGGATATTGGAACTGAAACCGATATTTTTATGCTTGAATCGGTTAAAAAGGATTTAAACACTGAAGAAGGTAGTTATGCTATTGACGAACTACCTTTTTCAATTAATCATCTTGCTTGTCAAAATGAGAGTGATGAAAAGGCACTTTACTTTGTTCTCGATGCTACAAATATCAAAGTAAATAGATATTGTGGGGTATTCTTTGGTGAAGATACTACTCTTGAAAATATGCTTTTTCTGGGTAAAATTAGCAGTAAAGTGTCTGGAACTGATAAACTTTGGATTGGAGAAGATTATGACTTCTATGTCAATCCCAAAAGAGAATATAAGTTTTCAGCTTATAGTTTTGATATATCTGTGCTTGACCAAGTTAAGCTAACTGGGAAGATAGAAAACTTAGAAGGGACACCAATTGAGAATGTGTATCAAAGATTTGAGAATGAAAATTGGGCGTCAATGAAAAGTATTTTCCAATATAGACTTTCATATTCGATTGATAACGTGTCAAGCAATTTAGTTTACTTTTGCCCACTTGGTAATTTATATCAAGTAATTAAAGAATATTTGCTCAAGGCATCATCAATTATTTCTGAACTTACGAATACTGCATTACAATTGAATTTACTTGAAAGTTCTTTAGGCTTTCAAACAAGTCCTGTTTCTTATGCTTTGGTAAAAGAATATAGCGATGAAATCAAGGAAATCAAAGCAGAACAAAGCATTAGAATTGAAGTTAAACTCTCCAATCAAAACGGTAATGACAATTGGTCTTCTCCTTTCATTCATAGAAAAATGATTGATCCTGCTTTAGGAAATTCGGGGCAACAAGATTGGCAGAAGAACCAAATTTCATGCGAATTAGCTTTTTCATTTAGAAGTATTGATAACATATCAGATTTACTTTTTGAAATAGCAAGGAGTTTCGGCTGTTACTTATTTATAAGCTATACTTCCGGTACATCGTTAAATCTTGAGTTCAAATCTCGTAAAGGATTAGTTGAAAATGACTATACTTATTTAATAGGGACGAGCGAGGCAAGTTTCGATACAAGTTCAATTATTAATAAAGAATCAAATGAATTTTATGGTCTTGCTAACAATTTTGCAGTTGATGAATTTGATGATGTAAGTAATAAACCTAATACAAACGAACCAGAAGCATCAAAGAAGTTTCAAGATTCGGACAAACAAAGAAATTACGACAAAGAAAAGAAAGGCATTGAATCAGAAAGACTGCTTTTAACTACTTCAATAACAAGAGCTGTTTTGTGTGCCGTCAATGATTACGGTGGTCATTTCTATTATCATATCCCCTTAAACGTTACTCGTAACAGCAGTAATTGGGAAACAACTATTCTCCAATCAATTGCTAATGCTCCCGGCAAAGGAAGTAGTAGTTCGATTGAGAGGATTCATACTGGTATATATGTTAAGACAAAACCAATTGAGCCAACTCAAATACAAAGAATTGGACTTGTAGATGTTTGGAGACCTGCTTCAAAGATTTTCGCTAATATCAATGGAACAGATTTAGATTTTGATTCGCTATCAAAATATGTAAACTACATTCTTGCAAGAGATAAACAATATTACGAAACCGAATATTCTTTGACAGTCCCATATTGGAATGCTTTTTCAAAAAATGCAGATGGCTCAAACTCTTCTTGGAAGAATATCAAACTTGGCTCTAAAGTCAAGATTGCTGAAACCGTCAAAAGATTTCATAATGGTAATTGGTTCGAAGAAGATATTCAAAGGGACTTTGTCGTTGTTGGAATTGAAATTAATCTCCAAAAACCTGAGACTAAGTTAAAGTTACATTCATTGGAGAGATTTGCTTACGGTTGGTGGGAAGGAAATGAAGGGTTATTACCTTTGTTTATGATGTCTATGCTTAATAGCGGTTTTACTTCAGAAGATTCAACATTGGTTCAAAACTATGAAATTGAAGAAAATGAAGAAATCCTGTCTGGTGATGCTGTTATGTTACTTCCCAGTGGACTTATAGCAAAATCAAAAAGCAGAAGTATCTATCATAACAAAACAATTGGGATTGCAAAAGAATCAGGTTCAGGGCAAGAAAATATTTTGGTTCAGATTTCAGGAAGAGTAGTTAGTGATAGCTATGCCTTTACTAAGATTGGCGGACAAGTTTATGCAAGAACAAATTTATATGGTATTAACATAACAGAAAATATCTTGTATAGTCCTAACGTTGCGGAAGATATGGTTATTTGCTTAGGAACGATTGATTCCCCAAACAGCTTTATACTTGAAATCGTTGAATTTCCTTACGAATCAGGAGTACTGCAAGAAGCGTGAAAGAAATAGCATTAAGATATGGAGATGAAAGATTGACTTCATTGGTTTTTGATGAAAATTCAACAAATCAAAAGTTATTTGAAACAGTCAAATGTACTGACTTGTTATTAAACAAGACTGAAGAATCTGGTATTTTACTAAATGGCAGAAAGTTCAATCATATTCTATACTGCCACAAAGACATTGAAGTCATTATCAGTTCCGATGAAATATATCATAGTGAGATACTTGATTTCTTACAAAATTTTTGGATTGGCAGGTTTAAATATATTGCAATTCAAAAAGATTCAATCTGGGGCAATTATGAGCAAGTTATGACTGAAACTGGGAGGTTTCCTGTAACTTATATTGACGAAATAAGAGATTTACCTGAAGTAGCACTAAATTTATCTTATGTGAATCCATTATGATAGAGATTATACTTCAAAACTTTGCTGGAGAAGTGGCTTTGATGCCAATTCGAGGTATTCAATTCTTTTCCCAAGTAGAATGGGGCGATCCTTATGATGCCAATATCATTATTCATAATCTTGAAGCAGAATCAAGTTTTCGGCTTTCTCCTATCACTCGGAACACCCACTTAGGAACAATTAAACGACTTGGTTATAGATTTGAAGCAACTTTGTATATACCTTACAACAAACTTTATGACAACAACCTTGATTTTATTCTTGAAGAAGTATTAAAAGGCAGATATTCAATAAGTCTAATTCTTGGAACTTCGAGGGGTTGGACTGAAAATGGATATACGCCACCAAAAGCAATTAATTCAACTTACGGTACACGTATGAGCATATCAAGTTTTTCAATGAATCATTCAATTGAAATAGAATCAGTTGAATATAGACCAAGAGTTGTATTGAGACTTTTTGGTTTTGTAAAAAGACTTTCAGAAATAGTATTTTAAAAGGAACAATTAAAATGTTAGAAGAGCAGCACAATCCAATTGAAGCAAAAGTGTTTATTCACTCGGGCAAAATATATAAATATGATTTTAATCTCTTGACTGTTGAGCAGGCGGAACTTGCCCGTGAAGCAGGTGAATTCAAATACAATCAACTCCAGAATGAACCTGAAAATTTTAGGCAGGTTATCAAATCAAGAGGAGCAGAATGGCTTTCAATCGTTTTAAGCTATCTCTTGCGTGAAGTCAAAAATGATATTCTCCAACCATTTAATAAAGACAAAGCGGAATCGGAAGTTGAGGCATTTATAAAGAACCTACCTATATCATACTTGAATGATTTGAGGGAGTGTGCAACGGATTTTTTTTCAGGTATCGGGAAAAAACCTCTTATCTTGGCGAACTTGCAAGGCGAAAAGAAGCGCAACGGAATAGAAATGTTATTACCGATTTTGCAGAAGACTATGCAAGGGAACTTGAATCAAGACGCTTAATTGAAAAACAGGAGAAAATTGAAAACTGCTACAAAGTGTTTGAACTTAGTAGAAGGTTAGGAATAGCACTGGTAAATATTTGGTATGTACCTGTTCTTGCAAATAACGACATTACAAAGTACCCTACTGTTCGCCAATCTTTACTGTCAGATGCGATCAAAACTCTTGAAATAATGATTAATACAAGATAGCAAATATTAACGTTAGCCAAATTATAAGAATTTTGACTTTTGTTAATGATCTGCATATTTAATACTACTTTGAGCATCCAAATTCTCTATTACTTAAAACAAAAGTGTTGACAAAACGTTAATTATTTTGAATGTTTGTAAACATTTTTGTTGACAGTAAGAAAATATTTTAGTATTTTTGTCAACATTGAAATGGAGAATTGTATGGAAAATGTTTTTGCAAAGAAGTTAAAATCAGCAAGGTTGCTTTCAGGCTTATCATTAAGAAAGCTTGCTGAAAAGATGTCTATTGATTTATCAGCTCAAGCTCTTAATTTGTATGAAAAGGGCGAAAGAAAACCAGATAGTTCAATTATTATAGCATTGTCGGAAGCTTTACAAGTTCCGATTGATTATTTTTTCAGAGATTCAAATATAAAGTTAGGGAATGTTGAGTTTAGAAAGAAATCTAAACTTGGAAAAAAAGATATTCAACAAATAAAAGAATTTGTTATTGATTACCTTGAACGCTATATTGAAATTGAAAGAATATTAAATGTAAGATACGAATTCACTAATCCATTAGAAAAGATAGTAATTAATTCAATAGAGGACATAGAGACTGCAAGCCAAGAATTAAGAAAGAATTGGGAAATTGGAATGAATCCTGTCTCAAACGTTATTGAAATGCTCGAAGATAAGGGTGTGAAGATAGTTGAGATTGACGCAGATCAGAGTTTTGACGGTCTTGCTACTTGGGTTGAGAATTTTCCAGTTATAGTTGTAAATCAAAATATTGACATAGTAAGAAAGAGATTTACAGTGATTCACGAGTTAGCACACTTACTACTGTCATTTCACGAAAATTTAAACGATAAATCCATTGAGAAATTATGTCATAACTTTGCTGGTGCATTTCTCTTACCTGAAGCATCATTGAAGAATTTTCTTGGAGCCAAGCGAAGTCATATTTCAATTCAGGAATTGATTGAAATTAAAGAATATTTTGGAATCTCAATTCAAGCAGTTATATATCGCTTATTCAATCTAAATATTATTTCTGAAGCTACTTTAAAAGGTTTCTTTATTAGACTTAATAAAGAAAAGCAAAGAAATGAAGCGAATTTTGGAAAATATGTTGGAGAAGAATCAAGTAGCAGATTTGAGAGATTAGTTCTTAAAGCTGCAAGCGAGGAAATTATTACTTTCAGTAAAGCTTCTCAACTTATGAAACAGAACCTTGAAGAATTTAGGCGAGGTTTTGAAGTATTCTAATGAAAGTAGCCATAAAAGATGCAAATATTATTTTCGACCTTTATGAAATGGATTTATTGGAGACCTGTTTAGGTCTTGACTTTGACTTCATCACAAGTGATTTTGTCAATAGCGAAATAAAAACTGAAACTATTAAATTGATAATAAATGAATATAAATTAAAAAAATTAATTTCCATTGAATCATTAGATGCAGAGCAATTAACGGAGGCATTTCAGATAAATTTAGAACAACCCGGTTTGTCAATACCAGATTGTTCGGTTATTTTATTGGCACAAAAGCACAACGCAATTATTCTGTCCGGAGATAAAGCTTTAAGGAATAAAGCAAAACAGTCAGGCATTGAATATCACGGAATTCTTTGGATATTAGATACTTTGATTGAGTATAATAGAATCTCCAAAGATACTGCTTTTACTAAGCTTAAAGAATTAATGAAGACGAATAAAAGACTTCCTGTTTCAGAATGTAATAAAAGGTTTGAGAACTGGTCAAACAAATAACCTCATATTTACATTATCCTGCACCTAATACATACATTCAATACCTGTACTCATTACTTGTAATCTTTCGAGCCAATTGCTTTATTTTGTAATTTTTAAATATTGCAATAGGTTTGCTTGTGGCAAAGAATTTTCAAGTAGTGCTTGACTTTCTGGTTAATCTAAAATCTGATAAATCCCAAGTTGAGAGATTAGCAAAAGAAGTTGAAACTATTCTAAGTAAGGTAAGTCCGGATTTGGATTTCGACAGTACTGAATTCAAGAATGGTATTAAGCAAGTAGTTCAATTTCTTATGGAAACAGAAGAAGGAGCTAAAGATTTGGAGAAAGTTCTTTCAGCATTAGAAATTGATTTAGACACAGAAGAAGCAAAGAAAGCTCTTAGTGATATAGAATCAATACTCACAGATATTGATAAAACAGACCTGTCCGAAATCGAGAAATCTCTAAACGAATTGCAGCAAGGAAACCTTGACGAAAACATCCAAAATCTTGACAAGGCACTTAAAGAAATGGATGCAACTAAGTTTGACAAAGAAGTTGAAAAACTTGCCGAATCTTTCCAAAGAGCACGCCAAGAAACAGAACAATTAGTTGCAAAACAAAAGTTAGCACTCCAAGCATTGAAAGCAAGTGGAAACGAAGGAAGTGAGGCATATAATAAACTTCAAAAAGAAATTTCCGAAGCCGAAGCAAAGTTGATACAGTTAGATTCAACATCAAAAAATACCAAAACCATTGGCGATAGAATGGCAACCTTCGGGATGGCAGTTCAAGGAATCGAACAATTGACATCAACATTAAATTCATTTCAAGAACCTTTTATAGAATTAGACAAACAAGTTAGAAACATAGGCACATTAGGAGTCAAAAACTTTCAGGAATTTGCTTCTGCTGCCACAAATCTATCAACAACCGTACCTGATTCTGCGGGTGCAATCGCTCAAGGTGTTTATGATGCAATTTCCGCAGGAACAATTAAAGTAAAAGATGGCTTTGCAGATGTTACAGAAGGTATGGTATTTGTTGAAACCGCTTCAAAACTTGCTACAGCAGGACTAACATCTACACAAGATGCAGTGAATGGTCTAACATCAGTAATGAATGCTTATGGAATTGAAGCAGGACGATCAAGTGAAGTAGCTGATATTTTCTTTGGTGCGGTCAATGTTGGAAAAACAACAATTCCAGAACTTAATGCCTCACTTGCTAACGTGATACCAACAGCTGCCGCATTTGAAGTAGAATTCAAACAAGTAGCAGCTGCAATTGCCACAATGACTAAACAAGGAACACCCACTGCCCAAGCGACTACTCAAATTAGAGCGGCACTAACAGAACTTGCCAAACCAGGTGCTACATTAGCTCCGATCATGCAGAAAGCAGGTGTTTCATTGGATTCTTTAAAGAAGGAAGGACTTCAAGAATCAATGAAAAAGATTGGAAGTGCAATTGAAGATGCAGGAAAATCAGCCACACAGATATTTTCATCTGTTGAAGCTGCGGGTGCAGTGATGTTATTATCTGGTAAAAATGCTCAAATGGCTGCCGATGATTACATTGCAGTTGCAAATTCTATTGGCACAACAGAGGAAGCATTCAAAGTGGCTTCTGAAGGAATTGGAGTAAAAACAAAAATTATGCTTAACTCGATTCAAGCAGGTTTTAACAATTTAATGGAAACAATTGGTAGCACAGGACAAACGGTACTGTCAGCTTCTACTCAGTTAGCTCCTTTGATAACTTCTTTTGCAGGACTTGGACAAATCATCCCAGTAGATAAAATCAAGGGACAAATATCAGGTATATCATCAGGATTCACAAGTTTAATCAAGAATGCAGAAAATACAGGTGGAGTAATAAAGGGTTTAAGCTCGAAAATGCAAGAAAGCGGTGGGATTTTAGCCAAGTTGGGACCGGCAATAGCAAATCCTTGGGTTTTGGGAATTGGAGCAGCTGTAGCTGGACTTACTTTGTATCTGACAAAAACAGAAAAGGGCAAGCAAATACTTGAACGTTGGGGCGATTCGGCAAAAGAACTTTGGAATAAAGCACAACCAGTTATTGATTCTTTTCTTGACGCAGGAGAAGAATTTATCAATTACTTAATCAAAATTGGAGAATTTGTTTTTGAGATGCTAATTACTCCGATAGAAATAGCAATATCATTTGTTTCTGAAATAGTTAATGTTATACTCGATTTGGTTGGAATATCGAATGAATCTTCAAATGCCTTCCAAAACCTTGGAGAAGCATTGAAGCTAATTGGTAAATATTTTGAGATGACAGCCAAAGGAGTGCAAGCATTGATTTATTCGGTTAGAATAGCTAAGGATTTTGTGTTGGGCTTTATTGAATCAATACCTGAGTTGTTTTCAGTCTTAATGGACTATGCTAAGTATTATCTTAATCCTGTGAATTGGATAAGCGGAGATGATGAATATGAGAAAGAGCTTTCAAACCGACTTACAAATGCCTTTTCTGGTGCAATGAATAAAGCAAAGAACACTATAGCAGAATCCAAACTTGACTTTGCTATTCAGAATGCAATGACAATCAAAGAAGAAATCGACAAAAACAAAAAAATAGATGAACTTGTAAAGAAGTTTGAAAGTGCCAAGTCAGAAATCGAAAAGAAAAGTATAGCTGAAGAAATTGCAAAGCAAGTACCCGGTGCTGTGAATGGTTATAAGCAACTTATAGATGAAAACGGGAAAGTAGTTCAAGCTATTGATTTGAATATTGAAAAGGTAAAAGAATTCACAAAGGCAAATGAAGAATCTTATTCAAGTAAATTGAAATCAGAACAGAATACATTCACAGAAGCATTGAAAGAAAAAGCAGACTTATATCAAAATCTGTCCGTTCAGGCAGAAACGCTTGCAAATAAGATTGTTGAAGGTTCAAAGAAGGGCGAAGATGTTTCTGAAATCAAAGCTAAGTATAAAAAAGTCAAAGAAGAACTTAAATCCCAAACCGAAGAAATGTCAAAGACACTTGCCGAAGGTTCAAAAATCGGGATTGAATTTGATAAGGTTGAACTGCCAAGCGAAGTAGAAGAACAATTCAATGTGCAATTAATAGAACTAAGGAACAAGGTCAAAGATACTAAATTCGGAGAAGTAGTAACTGAAATGATTAGTATTCAAAAGAACCTTGACGAGCAGGATAATATTGGTAAATTAGTTGAAAAGTTCTCCAAAGCAAAGACTGAAATTGAAAAAGCATCAATCGCTGAACAAATTAAACGCACTGCACCCGAAGCAGTAAAAGAAATTGGTGTAATCCAAGACAAAGAAGGCACACTGATTAAGCAATATGACATTCAAAGTGAGAAGATACTTGAAGTTTCAGAGAAGATGAAACAAAGGTATTCGAGTGACCTTGAATCCAAACAAGAAGCATATCTTGGCAACTTAAAGAAAGAAGAAGATGCTTATAAATCCGGGCAGACTAAACTCAAAGAACTTCAAGATGAAATCAATAAGAGTAAAGCAAAGGGTCTTGATACTAAAGAACTTGAAAAGAGTTACGATGCAATTCAACAAAAGATGAATGCTCAAAAGGATGGCATTATTGATTGGGCAGGAAAAGCTATTCAAGGTGGAATTGATGTCAATAGAGTATATGAGCAAATAGCAAAGTCATTCGGCGTCAGTGTTGAAGAAGCAAAGAACCTTGTAAATGTTCAAAAAGAAAGCAAAACAGTTGGAGATTCGCAAGTAAAGGTTATTGATAAATTGGCAGAAGCTTGGTCTGCGGCAACTTCCGAGATAGATAATAATATTAAAAAGCAAATGAGTGCCATAAATGAAATGTCGAAACAGCTTAAAAATAAAGCATTAAGCAAAGAAGAGCAGAAAGAATTACAAGAGCAATACAATTCAGAACTGAAAAGTTTAAAAGAAAATGTAAAAGAAAAGAAGAACCTCGACCGTATTGATGAAACTAATCAAATTAGAGCAGGGCTTAAAACTCAAGAAGGTAAGTCTGCGTTTGAATTGGCTAAACAAGAAGCCGAACTTAGAAACAAGAATTTGAAAATAGATCAGAAGAATTATGAGTATGTCCAGAAACAAAGTTTGATTCAAGAAAACCGCAAAGCAGATTCTTATGATGAACTTCTTATCAATCAAAAGCAATTGGAAACAATTAAAAACCAGAGATTAGCTTGGATTGAAGCACTAAAAGCCAAGAAGTTGATAAGTGAAGTAACGAATGAAGGCGAAATCATATTCACTTCAAAAGTGAAAGAAGCAGATAAAACAGAGATTAAATCAATCATTCAGGATTTTAATATTAAAGTTCAGGAAGAGCAATCTAAGATACTTGAACTAAAAGTTAAGCTAAAAGCAGATGATATAGCTCTTAAAGACAAACTAAGCGACCTTGAGAAAAAGAAAATTGAATGGGAGATTTCAATAGGTATTAAGGAAGAAACAGCACTTGAGACTTACATTGATGAATACAGAAATAAGCTTTCGATAACAAGAAATGAAATCGAAACCAACAATGATGTCATTGTAAAATTGAATCAGGATTTGGAGAATGAATTAAGCAGAGTGTCTGGAGAAAATTCTGTACAAGAAACTGAGAGAATTAGGATTAGGTATGAATTGAAAATCAAAGAAGCAAAAGAGAAGAACCTTGAGCTTATTCAGAATGAATTAGACACCCAACAGAAGATAATAGATATTGAAGATAAAATCTATAAATCGAGGGTAGATTCCATTAAGAGAAGTGAAGATGAAAAGCTTTCTGAAATTGAGAACAGATTTAAAAGAGAATCCGAAATTTTGAATAAGTTCAACGAAATCTATAATAGGGCAACTGATAAAAGTCTAAGTGAAGATAAGGATTCCGAACTAAAAAAGATTGAAGACACCGAGAAAGCTAAACTTGCAGAACTTGAAAAGTGGCGTGATATGAATTCAATTAGTTCAGAAGTCTTTGAGAAGAAGAAAGCAGAAATCGAGGAGAACGGTAGAAAAGAGCGTGAGAAGAAAGAAGAAGAATTCCGAAGGAAGCAATTGCGAGCAGATTCTCAAAGGCAGGGTCTTGAAATAGAATTGCAAAGGCGTAAAGATAATGAAACTTTGAGTATTCAGAAAGATGCTTTAAAGAAGCAACTTGAACTACTGGAAGAAAAGGCAAACAAGTTTGATTTATTTGGCAGACCGATTTTTGATAGTCAAAAGGAACAAGAAGAATATGATGCACTTTCCAAAAAACTACTTGAAACAGAGAAATTGATTTCCGAACGTGGTGATTCGCTTGGATTACTTGTAACAGAGCTTCAAACAACAGTTACCGATAGTTTGAGTAATCTATTCGCAGGCGACCCGGAAGCTGCAGCAGACAGTTGGAGAAAATTCTTTTCACAACTTGCAGGTATGTTGCAAGCAAAGGCTTCGGCATTTATCTTGGATTTGGTACTGTCGCCCGGAACAATGCAGTATATATCAGCTTTGCCTTTCCCTGCAAATGTTGTTGCAATTCCTGTAATAACAACAGCAATCAATGCGGCGGTGAAAGCTATAACAGACCCGATAATATCAACAATCCTTAGCTTTTCAACTGGTGGTAGAATTGACCAACCGACTATGGCAATTATTGGAGATGGTTCACGCTTGGGAGGCAGAAACCGAGAATGGATTTTCAACGATTCTCAATTGATTGCCACTGTTCAAATGGCAGGAGCAAACTCAAATTCAATGCTAATAGCTAAACTTGACCGAGTAGAAAAGCTACTTGCCTCCCAAGAATTGAAAACAACTCTTCGGGGAAACGATATTGATATAGCACTCAGAAGGACAAACATACATAATCTTTCGAGGAAAAAATAAATTCAAATAATTGGCAATAATAATTATTTATTTTCGATAAATTGATAAATGATATTTCACTTTAAAATATGTTAGTTTTTGAAGGAAAATTCAATAATTCTGTTCATATTTTGTCCATTTCAATAACAACTACATCTAAGTCATTGATTTATAAAGAAGTCAAATAGTCCCTCCGGGCCCACAGAATGATTTATAAAATTGCCTGTAAATTCTTTAGTTATTAAGATTTACAGGCAATTTTTTTTATTAAAGTGATACAATTTTTCAATATATTCCACAATTTCACTTAGTTTGTATTACAACAACAAAAAAAGTTTTTGTTATTTGTATAGAGTTTGAATGTCGTTTTTCAACGTATTATCAGCGTCTAATAAATTAAAGACTTTCATTTGACATAGTAGTATAATTTGGATTAATAAATTAGTTGCAAATACTAAATTTTCAAATATAGTATCTTTTAATCTGTTAAATAGTGTAATTTAATTAAATTATTTTTTTGTAATTATTATATAAATATCATACTTTTCATATTAAATAAATATTTTTTGATTTTATATTAATTTCTTTTTGTATTTTTATAATGGTAATTATAATATTCTAAGAAGGTGTATTATGAAAAAATATGGTTTCTTTTTGCTATTTTTTTTGTTGATTTTAACATTTGGTAATTGTTATACTCAGGAAGTTAAATATGTAATTGTTGAATATGATGCATTGACTTCATTTTATAACTCTTTAGACGGACCAAATTGGAAGAATAAGATTGGATGGCCAGTACAAAAAACCTATAAATCAGGTGAATCTAGAAATCCAACCGGAGTATCCTTCAAAGATACAGTATCGGTTTTTGTAAAGGAGGAAAATGCAATTATCTATTATTTGTCTGTTTCAAGGATAGTTTTAGATGGAGAGTTAAAAGGTATTTTACCAAAAGTGAATTTTGAAAACCTAATAGAATTAGATTTGCGAAATTGTGAAATAAAATCAGGGATTGAAAATTTGCTTGCACCCAAATTGGAAAAACTCTTATTAATTAATTGTTCAATAGTTCAAGATGGAATTAGACTAAGCTATCCGAAACTTGGCATTTTATATTTAAATAATAACAAGATTTCTGGTCTTTTTGATAATTCCGAGTTACCGAATTTGCAATTTTGTGATATTCAAAATAATTTGTTTAATCAATTATTAGAAATTAAAGCCTATTCTCCTAAATTGAAAACATTATATGCAATTGGTAATGAACTT